AGGGAAGGGATTTTTTATTTTTTAGGAACTATAGGACTTTTATCGGCTCATAACTATAAGGTATAAAAAATGAGCTATTTTATTACTGACATCACAGCAGCCGTGCCAACTACTGGCGCATACGGCTCAAATGGTCAGCCTAGTGGCATTGACAATGATCAAGGCAACATCCGTGCTGGCGGAACAATTTCAGAAAGCACTAAGTTTTCTGCAAATTCATTAGGCGAAGGCAATCCTATCACCACTATCGTTTCTGGTGTTAACAACTTCCAAGCTGGTCTTGGAACTTGGAATCAGCAGAGTCAATTCTCAAACATCGTTAAAGCTACTACCACTATTGGTGGAGTTTCAAACAATGCTCTTGTATTCGGTGCTAGTGATTCTGCTCAAGGTGATGCTATTCATCAGGCCGCAGTTGTAAGAAATAGATTATACAAGACAGCTGTTCGTGCAGGCAACTGGAACGAATATACTGGAACTTGGTCTTCTGATCCTACTGTTGCAAATACTGGTGGCTACGATATTGCTAATGGAGTTGACCTATCGCCAACCCTTAAAGCTAGTGGAGTTGACCACGCAGCTAATCCTAGTAGCGCTATACCCGGCGAACTTACCCAACATCAGGGTCGTCTGGGAGAGCCAACGAACTTGGACTACAAGGCAAAATACTTGTGGTAAGCGTTTTTCGATTGAGGGGCAGAGAAATTTGCCCCTCTCTCTTCTTTTTAGCAACTTAGGGAGCAGAAACAATGAAAGCCTTATTAGCATTTTTGCCGCCGTTTTTAATAGCCGCAGGAGATGCCATACCTAATTTCGAGTGGGGAACAATCTCTGCAACTGGGTTGCTAGGTTGGTATCTGTGGTATACAACAAAAGTTGTGTTCCCAAGTCATCAAAAGCAAGTCTCTGATATGCAGGACAGCTTCACAGAACAATTCAATATACAACGAGAGCACTACGAAAATATAATCGACGATGTTCAGACCAGACAAGATAAAAGACATGAACAAATCGTAGAAACTCTTGAAAAAATAAATGAATCATTAGACAAAACACCATAAGTAAAGTATAATTATATAACACTGTTTTTTTAAAAGGAGATTTGATATGGTTGAAAAGCTTAAAGGCTTAGTAAAATCACGTCGTTTTTGGACTGCTATAGGTAGTGTGGTTGTGGTTATTCTGCATGACACCTTGGGCATTCCTGAAGAAACGGCTAACACGGTTGCTGCAATCGGAGTTAGTTGGATCGTTGGCGACTCTCTCAGACCTACCGAATAAAATGGAATTTATTTACGGAAAGGGGCGGATTTTCCGTCCCTTTTTTTCATGGTTGACGTTTAATATGTTAGGTATACCTAACTTTATAAGGAGAAAGAAATGAAAAAATTTATCTTATTTATGTCAATCTTTGCATTTAGCATACCTTCTATCATGGCAGATCCTCCGCAAAGAAAAGTCATCCAAGCGCCTCAAAAGCCACAAGTGGTTCGTAGTCAGCCTAGAGAGTTTACAAGGCCTCCTACGGCAAGGCCAACAATTCCGGGAAAACAACAGTGGCAGAAGCCCCAGCAGCAGCCTGAACAACCAAAAGTTCAGCCTAAGCACAGTTTTGGATTCTATAACTATTATAGGCCTGTAAATCCGCACTTTAGGTACTACAGAGCCCCAAGCTACTATCCCCCTGTGATTGTCCAGCCACCTGTTATCATACAGCCACAACCAATGCCGATTTATCCAGCACCTTTTCACGGCTTCTTTTTTCACTTTAGGTTTTAAGGAAAATAAAAATGGACATTAAGGATTTAGATTTAGGATTTGGAGGCGGATTTGATTCGCTTATAGCAAAAGAAAAGGCAAAGAAAAATTGCAAGCTGTGTCATGGGAGAGGTTATGTTATGATTACATATCCAAAACATAATGCAGCTTCTAAAAATTATTGCGAGTGTGTTGCTAAAAAATTAGAGAAAGAAGAATAGGCAACTTTTACGGAGGTGTATATAACATTGACAACCAGAGTATAATAGAGCGATACCGAACCATACTTCGCTAAAGCGGCACCTCTCTGGTTAAGCGATATTTTCTTCATTAGGCTTACAGACTAAAACACGACGTTCCCTTTGAGGCAGTAAGCAGGTAGAGAGAATTACTCAAGTGTCGCTTTTTTTAAAAATTACAAGCTCACCTTGGAAAAGGTGGGCTTTTTTATGTTATCTGTACGAGATATTACAGTTCTAAGAGTACAATTGAAATAGTTACAAACACAAACTTATGTTGAGAATTGATTAGGCCAAGATGAGCGACAACAATAAAAAAGTAAAGAAACGCAACGGAAGATTAGAGGAACTTAACTTAGACAAAATTAATGAGTGTGTAGAGAGAGCAACCACTGGCTTAGACAGCGTCTCGGTTAGCGAGATAGTTCTAGATGCCAGCTTACAACTATATGATAAAATACCTACAAAGGAAATAGATAAGGCGCTGGTCATGTCTTCTCGCTCTAAGATTGAAAAAGAGCCTAACTACGCTTATGTATCAGCTAGACTTCTGCTAAACAATCTTTACAAAGAAGTTTTTGGAGAAGGAGTAGATAGCGACACATTTGAGCTCCAGTATAGAAAATCCTTCGTACAAAATATCAAAAAGCTAGTGAAGGCAGGCAGACTCAGTGAGGACTTGCTGGCTTATGACCTTAAGTTATTATCTGAAAAATTATTTCCCCAAAGAGATCTTCTTTTCAAATACTTAGGTATTCAAACTCTTTATGACAGATATTTTATTCATATTGAGCAGAGAAGAATGGAGACCCCTCAAGCATTTTATATGAGGGTTGCTATGGGACTTTGCTTAGATGAAGAGAACAAGGAAGAAAAAGCGGCTGAGATATACAATATGATGTCAGAGTTTAGATACTCCCCTTCCACACCTACATTATTTAATAGTGGAACAAAAAGATCGCAGTTATCTTCATGCTATCTTAGCACCGTTCACGATTCCATTGATGGTATATTTGGAACCATTCATGGGCAAGCAAGGCTCTCAAAGTATGCTGGAGGCTTAGGAGTTGATTGGACTCCTGTCAGATCTTCAGGAGCCTATATTCAAGGCACAAATGGTAACTCTTCTGGATTAGTTCCTTGGCTTAAAATATTTAATGATACATTAGTTGGGGTTAATCAGGGAGGAAAGAGGAAAGGTGCGGGATGTGCATACTTAGAAATATGGCATCTTGATGTAGAGGATTTCCTAGATCTTCGAAAAAATACGGGAGACGACAGAAGAAGATGCCATGACATGAACACGGCCTTATGGATTTGTGACGAGTTTATGCTTCATGTTTCTAAGGAGTTGGACTGGTACTTATTTGATCCATCTGAATGTCCAGATTTACATGAGACGTATGGGTCTAAGTTCTCCAAACTATACAAACACTATAAGAAGATGGCAGACGAAGGAGAGATTAAAAACTTTGCAAAAATACCTGCAAAAGATTTATGGAAAAAATGCCTTAAGTCCTTGTTTGAAACTGGTCATCCTTGGGTAACGTTTAAAGATCCTTCAAACATACGTTATAGCAACAAGCATGCAGGCGTAGTTCACTCCTCTAATCTCTGCACCGAGATCCTACTACACACTAAGCCAACTGTGTACGATGAGGGCGAAGTTGTAGAAACAGGAGAAACGGCTGTTTGTAATTTGGCTAGCATCAATCTTTCCAATCATATAAAAGTAAGGACTGTAGATTGGAAGAAGTTACAAAAGACAGTAGAAGTAGCAGTCAGAGGATTAGATAATGTAATCGACTTGAATTTTTACCCAACCAAAGAGGCAGAAAATTCTAATATAAAAAATCGTCCAGTCGGTTTGGGAATTATGGGCACTCATGACATGTTGCATAAGCTTGGGATCATATATGATTCTCAAGAGGCTGTTGATCTCTGCGATAGAGTGCAGGAATTTATTTCTCTCCACGCCATCAAAACATCTTCATTACTAGCAAAAGAAAAGGGAACTTATCCTGCTTTTGGTGGATCTGAATGGGACAAAGGAAATTTTCCTATAGATACATACTGTAATCTTATTGATGAGCGTAAGCCAAGAGGAGTATGCGAGCATAAAGAGTCTTTTGAAAGATTGGAAGAGTGGGAATCTGTAAGGGAGTTAGTAAAAACTTACGGGATGAGAAACTCAAATGTAATGGCTATCGCTCCTACTGCTACAATTTCATATATACAAGGCTGTTCTCAGTCTATCGAGCCTGATTATTCAGTGCTATTTGTATACTCAACACTAAGCGGTGAGTTTACTATGATTAATGAGCATTTTGTGGCTTTAGCCAAGAAAAAGGGAATATGGTCTCAGGGATTAGTAGATGCCTTGAAGAGTGTAGATGGAGATGTCACAGCTCTTATTGATCTAGACGAAGACCTGAAGGCTCAATTTAAAAATGCTTTTGATGTAGATTTCCATACCCTTATAGATGCTGCCGCTGCTAGGCAGAGATGGATAGATATGGGCCAGTCACTTAACTTGTACAATAAACATGAAAGCCTTAAATACCTGAATGACATGTATATGTACGCTTGGGAGAAAGGTCTCAAAACTACATACTATCTTAGAAGCAAAGCAGCTACTAGATTAGAAAAATCAACAATTTCTGAAGTAAACGATAAGAATGCGGGTATAATTAATGAGCCAAAGGCTTGTTCTATTTTAGATCCCGGATGTGAGAGTTGTCAATAATGAAAAAGAATAAAGAAATTATATCAGATAAAGTCGCAAGCGTTAACCAGATCCTGCCGCATGTCAACAAATGGGCATGGGATTTATTTATAGATGGAGCAGCCAATAATTGGATGCCAACAGAAATTTCTATGGCAAAAGATATCGAGCAATGGAAATCCAATCTACTTTCTGAAGATGAAAAACTGGTCGTTAAAAGATGTCTAGGCTTCTTTGCAGGATCGGAGTCTCTGGTTGCTAACAATCTTCTGCTTAGCATTTTTAAGTTTGTTACAGACCCTGAGTGTAGACAATATATATTGCGACAAGCATATGAAGAGAGCCTACACAATCTTACTGTCGTATATGTGTGCGATTCTCTTAATTTAGATATTGATGAGGTATATCAGGCTTACAATTCAATCCCTAGCATCAAAGCAAAGGATGATTTCCTGATGAACATCACAACTGACATTAATCGTCCAGACTTTAACATAAACACGTTAGAGGGCAAGAGGGAGTTCCTTCGAAATATTATTACATACTACATTATCTGCGAAGGAATCTTCTTCTTCTCTGGCTTTGCTATGTTGTTATCTTTTAATAGACAGAACAAATTGCCGGGAATCGGGGAGCAAATTCAATATACGCTACGTGACGAAAGCCTACATATCAAGTTCGGCACAGAGATGATCAATAGAATAAGGGAAGACAATCCTAAAGTCTGGACAAAATCTTTTGAGAAAGAGACTTTAGCTCACATAGAAACAGCTATGGAACTTGAACTAGCATACGCTAGAGAGGTTCTTCCTACAGGAATTCTAGGCTTAAACTCAGACATGTTTATTGATTATGTTCAATTTATTGCAGATCGAAGGCTGTCAAATCTAGGGCTACCGTCCCCATTTGGGGAGGCTCAAAACCCATTCCCGTGGATGAGCGAGATAATTGACCTAGAAAAATGCAAGAACTTCTTTGAAACAAGAGTCACGGAGTACTCAGTAGGCACACTGGTTGACGACTTTTAGGTGTATATCTATATAGTCCCACGTCCTTTCTGGAGTTAGCTATGATTGATTTTATATTTGACAGAAGAAGTTTTCTAAGAATAGGGTCTATTGGTGCTGGTATGTCAGCTATAGGCCTTTCCGACTATGCTCTTGGATCGCAAGATTTTAGTAGTTATAAAGACAAAACAGTAGTATGGGTTTGGCTAGGAGGAGGTCCTACTCAGTTTGAAACTTTTCATGCGCCAAACGATACTGTACCTTCAGAATGGCAACCAGTAAATGGCGCTATACATGATGCAAAGACGAACATAACTCTTGGAGCAGACTGGGTTGAGCTTGCTAAACACACATCAAAGCTCAATGTAGTAAATTCTTTTAGTCATAAAGACTCTTCTCACAGGCAGGGGACACACTTCATGATGACTGGGCAATACAACCCAGAAAGAAGTACTACATCAATGGCAAAATACCCCTCTTTTGGGTCCATTGTCTCAGCTGTTTATGGTGCAAATCATCCAAGCAACGGAGTTCCAACATATGTTAAACAAGGTAAAATCGAAGGTGATGAGGGTGCTTGGTTGGGTGGAGCATTTAAACCATTTGATCCATCCAATAAAGACAATCTCACACCAAGAGTTGAGCTCGAAAGATTCTCAACAAGAAAAGACTTGCTCAGAGGATTAGACGCAGCAAGAGTATCAGGCAAGGGCGCAGAGTCGGTGCAGTTCTACAAAGGCCAAGCGTATGATGTTATTCTAGGGTCTGCTAAAGAAGCATTTGCTGTAGAAAAAGAATCTGAAGCAACGAAAGCTTTATACGGTTCTACTAAAGCCAAAGATATTGGAGAGCAATTAATATTAGCTAGAAGATTAGCTGAAAATGGAACTAAATTCATAACATTGCATTATGGAGGATGGGATATGCATAGCAATATTTCTAAAGCGATGCAGGGTAAAGTTCCTCCGCTAGATAAAGCTCTTGCCGGTTTCTTACAAGATATCGAAGACAGAGGCATGAGTGAAAAGGTTCTCTTAGTTGTTACTGGAGAATTTGGTAGAACAAAATTTAACGCTAACGCTGGTAGAGATCACTGGCCTGCCATTACTCCAATGATGATGGCTGGAGGGTCTTACCAATCAGGAAGAACTATCGGTGCAGCCGACAGGTCTTATAACCCAACTGAGAATCCTGTAGGCCCACTAGACTTACAGGCAACACTATTTGATCACTTTGGTATTGACAAGGCAACTCAGCGTGTCGATAATGGTGGTCGTCCAAGATACTTACTAGAAGGCGAAGCAAAGGTAATTTTATAATGTTTGAAGAAATTAAAGAATTTTTCAATGAGACTGGTTTCACAGAAGAGTTAAGTGAGGCTAACTTTGTAGTTCCTAACGATGAAGACTATGTTGACTTCGGGGAAGAGACTGAAGAATGGGATATTGCTCAAAAGAGGCCCGGACTATGGGAGAACATACGTAGAAAGAAAAAACGTATGGGAAAAAATTATAAACCAGCAAAGACTGAGAAAGAGGGAAGGCCAAGTCAAGAGGAACTAAAAAAAGCGCAGGCTGCTCCAAGTGACCCTAGAAGAACTCCTGCTCCTAAGAAAGACCAAAAGAAAGGCTCTAAGAAAAATAAGCCTGATAGCGCTAAAGATCCCAGCGGAAAAATTAAGTTTAGTAAAGAAGTTACTCAACAACTTGCTAATAAGGTCAAAGATCATAATGCTCAGGGTAAAGGGTCAAAGGCAACTCTTGGCGCATTGAAGGCAGTCTATAGAAGGGGCGCTGGAGCATACTCTACGAGCCATCACCCAAAGATGAGCCGTCATGGATGGGCTATAGCAAGAGTGAACGCATTTTTGTACCTGCTAAAAAATGGACGACCTAAGAACGCTGCCTATAAGCAAGATAACGATCTTCTTCCAAAAGGGCATCCTAGAAAGAGTAGTGCTAATGTAGCAATGGCGCCTCATCACTATGATAAAGACAAGAAAAAGAAAAAGAAAAAGTCTGAAGATGCAGGATATAAAAAGAAGAAGAAAGAGGATGCCGGTAAAAAGAAATCTCAAGTAATGGATGCTCCAGAGCCTGATGAGGACCAAACGCCAAGTTCAGCCATGAAGAAAAAGTATTCTATGGGTGACGCTGATGTATTTGATAATCCCGGAGAGGCCATGAAAAGAGCTAAAGAGCTTGGGTTAGATGAAATCCATACACATAAGACTGATGATGGCAAGACTATTTATATGCCGGGCAAAACGCACGAAGAGTATATGAAAAAGACTACGACAAAGGGTCCTCATCATTACAAGAAAGGCTATGGAGGACACATGGGATATAAATATGAAGACCCTCAAACTGGTGAGATCTACATGTTTAAGAGAAGGGGAGTTTATAAAAAGAATGGTCGAGTCCTAGTTCCTGTATCAGGCTCTAAGGCTCACAAAGCTGGGCCGATGGAAGACCATATTTTTAGAACTAAAGAAGCAGCCATGAAGTTTGCTAAAAGGTTTGATGACTTGAGCAATAATGTTCATACCACAAAGACTGGAGATGGGACTGTTCTTTACATTCCCGGCAAGGATGAGAACGAGTTTAGGAAATGGTATCGTGCTCACAAAGGCGAAGATGCTAAGGGCGCAGAATATCAAGGCAGAAAAGTCACTCTTAACAAGCCTTTCAGAACACCTGATGGGCCAAAGAAGATGTCTGTATATGTCAAAAACGAAAAAGGCAATGTAGTTAAAGTCAACTTTGGTGATCCTAATATGGAGATCAAAAGGGATAATCCAGCTCGAAGAAAAAGTTTCAGAGCTAGACATCAATGCGACACTAATCCCGGACCAAAATGGAAAGCCCGTTATTGGTCATGTAAAGCTTGGTAGGAAAAAAAATATGAAGTGTAAAGGAAATAAAATTGGTCGTCGCTCATTCATGCATGTTGGCATGTTGGGCGGCGTAGGATTGGGCTTATCGGATTATTTTAGGATCAAAGAAGCTCAAGCAGATCAGAAATTCTATGAAAGTATTGAAGGGCCGGCTAAGTCTGTCATCTATATCTACTTGCCGGGAGGCTCTGCTCATCAAGAAACCTTTGATCCCAAACCTCTTTCTCCTCTGGAGTACCGAGGCCCAATGTCCAGTATCGAGACAAATGTTCCCGGCATCAGACTTAATGAGATGATGAAAAACACCGCAAAGGTGATGGATAAGATTTCAATTATTCGTAGCATGACACATGGAGAAGCAGCTCATGAACGAGGCACACATAACATGTTTACTGGCTATAGACCTAGTCCAGCACTCCAATATCCTTCCATTGGCTCAGTGGTTGCACATGAGTTTGGCCCACGTCATAACTTACCACCTTACGTCTGTATCCCCAATCAGCCTAATGAATTCGCAGGAACTGGATATCTAAGTAGCTCTTTTTCAGGATTTAGCTTAGGCTCTGATCCCGCTAGTGACGGATTTCAGGTAAGAGACTTGAAGCTTCCTAATGGCGTTAACGACGGCAGGTTTGGAACTCGACGTAAAATGCTTGGCGCTGTAAATGATTACTTTGCAAACAAAGAAAAATCAGACTCTCTTGATGCTGTAGATTCTTTTTATGATCGTGCATATAGTCTAATAAGTAGTGAAAAAGCCCGAGATGCATTTGACATTAATAAAGAAGAGGATGCTACTAGAGACAGGTACGGTAGAAACACTGCTGGAGCTAGAATGCTTTTAGCCAGAAGACTAGTTGAAGCCGGAACTAGATTTGTCACACTTACATATGGCGGTTGGGACATGCATGATAATATCGAAGCTGGAATAAGAAGACAGGTTCCTGCTTTAGATCAAGGCTTAGCAGCTCTTATTGAAGACCTAGACCAAAGAGGTTTGTTAGATTCGACGCTTGTGTGTGTTGCTTCTGAGTTCGGAAGAACCCCAAAAATAAATGCTAACTCAGGCAGAGATCATTGGCCTAAAGTGTTCAGTACTCTGATGGCAGGAGGTGGGATTAAGGGCGGTTTAGTGTATGGTAAATCAGATGCGACTGCTAGTGAACCAGAAGAACACGCTGTAACTGTAGAAGATTGGGCCTCTACGATATATAATAGGGTAGGCATTGTCCCTGACAAAGAGCTTATGGCTCCCGGAGATAGACCTATCGAGATTGTAGATGGCGGAAAAGTGTTAACAGATATTATTATATAAAGGAGACTATTTTGAAGTTTAAAATACCTTTTTTAGCAGTATTGATAGTGGGAGCAATCCTATTTATTAATAAAGATGAAGTAAAAAATATGTTCAATAAAGGAGAAGATGCTGTGATTTGTGAAAGTTGTGTAGACCAATGTCCTTGTGTAGACGCTGAATGCATTTGTCAAAATACGTGCAAATGCCCTAAGTGCATCGCTTAATTGGAGGTATAAAATGCTTAGCTTATCGAGAAGAAGTTTTCTATCGGTTGGAGGTCTAGGTGTCCTTTCCATGCCACAGGTATTACAGGCTCAAAAGATTAATGGTACATCACATAAAGCTGTTATCAATATCTTTCTTGGAGGAGGCCCTCCGCATCAAGACATGTGGGATATAAAGACGGAAGCGCCATCAGAAATAAGAGGACCATTCAAACCGATCCCGACCAATGTGGCGGGACTGCAGATCGGAGAGTGCTTCCCTAAAATAGCTTCTATATTTGATAAGTTCACAGCAATTCGCTCAGTAGTAGGTTCGGATGGTTCACATGACGGGCACCAGTGCGTTACTGGATGGAGCCGTAAAGACATGGTGTCTGGAACTAGTTATCCCGCTATTGGAGCGTGTGCCTCTAAGATTCTTGGACCTGTTGACCCTGCTGTACCAGTTGCAGTAGGGTTGGCAGATCCAACACAACATGCGCCTTGGTCAGAGGCTGGTGGTGCTGGATACTTAGGTGATACACATAAGCCATTTAAGCCAAATGGTGAGATGATGAAAGACCTGAAGCTTAATATGCAGGTTGAAAGATTCAAAAATCGTAAAGAATTATTGACAGGATTTGCACAACTCAATGCAACTATAGATAAGGCGGTCGATGTAGACACCTTTACTGAAGAAGCTTTTGGGGTGCTTACATCAAGCTCTTTAGTAGATGCTTTAGATTTATCAAAGGAAGATCCAAAGATCAGAGAAATGTATGGTGACGGCAAACCATTTAAGTTTCAGTATGACGGAGCGCCCACAGTCAATGAGCATGTTCTTATGGCACGCCGCTTAGTGTCTGCTGGGGCACGCTCTGTCACACTGTCATATGGAAGATGGGACAGTCACGGTGATAACTTCGGATTAGTAAGGGATC